GTACATCTTCAGGGATCTCATGTTGAGAAGCGTATGTACGCGATGCTTGAAGCAAAGGTCGACATTCATACTCGGGTTGTAGACCTCTACAAAAATTTATTGGAAGACGATTGACAGAGTAAAAACTTTTAATTAGCATTTCAATCATAACTAGATGGAGAGTGAAAATGGAAGATGTGTCTGCTGATAGGCTCGTCAAAGCCTACATCAAAATCCGCGACAAGCGGAAGCAACTTGCTGATGAGTTTGAAAAACAAGATAAAGATCTTGAAGAAACTCAAGATGCAATCAGCGAAAAATTACTTGAAGTTTGCAAAACAATGGGTGCTGATGGATTCAGAACCGAGTTTGGTACGGTAAGTCGCAGAGTAGCAAAACGGTTTTGGACTAACGATTGGCATTCGTTTCATCAATTTCTGTTGGAACATAAGATGCCGGAGTTGTTGGAGAAGCGTATTGCTCAATCCAATATGGCTACGTTCCTTGAAGAAAACCCCGATTTGCTACCACCGGGGCTAAATGTGGATAGCAAATACACCATCTCAATTAGGAGAAAAACGTGAGTGAAGAACTAGAAACTAACTTGCGGATAGAAGCAATACGTTTATCCGTAGCGTTTTTAAAAAGAAGTAACGCTGATCTTAATGATTTAGTAACTATGGCTAATACTATTTATTCTTTCTTAAAAGGAGACTTCGATGAGTGAACTTGCAGTATTAAATCAAAATCTGCCCGCACACTTGCGGGAACTTGACGGTATTGATGACACGACCAAAGCCCTGATGGGTGGCGGCGGTGGGACTAAACGCATCTCCATTGAAGGTGGTGTGTGGCGCATGATGGTCAACGGTAAGGAAGTGGCACGTAACGAAGAGCGTTCCATGAATGTGGTTATCGTTGCCGCCGCTCCGAAAGTATCTCGTACCTACTACGCCGGGGTTTACAAAAAGGGTGTGGCTTCTGCACCTGATTGCTGGTCGGCTGACGGTGAAGTGCCGGATGCTAAGGCAAAAGCCCCACAAGCAAAGGCTTGTAAAGACTGCCCTCAGAATATCAAGGGCTCCGGTCAGGGTGATAGCCGCGCTTGCCGCTTCTCTCAACGTCTTGCTGTTGTGCTTGAGAATGACATCAGTGGTGATGTGTATCAACTTACCCTACCAAGTCAGTCAATCTTTGGTGAGGGTGAACCCGGCAAGTGGCCCCTGCAAACTTACGCCAAGATGATTGGCAGTAAAGGTGTACCAATTACGTCGGTTGTTACCGAGATGCGCTTTGACACTGACAGTGCAACTCCCAAACTGACTTTCAAGCCAGTACGCTTCTTGGAGACTCCCGAGTTTAATACCGCCGTGGGTAAGGGAAAGACCGGAGATGCAATTAAGGCTATTACCATGACTGTCGCTCAGGCTGATGGTGTAGACTCAGAAGTTCCCTCGCAAGAAACTGCAAAAGTCGAAGCACCGGAACCTGTAGCCGAAACTGTGGAAGAACCGACCAAACGTGCAAGCAAGAAAGAAGAAGCCCCTGCACCCAAGAAGGATCTCACCAAGATTCTTGAAGAGTGGGATGACTGATAGGGGATGGCTATGTCACGTGGTTATACAACCAAGTTTATCCAATCCGTGAATGAAGCAGATCAAGGCAAGTTAGGAGTACGGCTTGCTCAGATCTGCATCAAGAATGACATTCCGGTAAAGGATGTGGCTGAGTTCCTAAAGGTCACACGTATGACGGTGTACCACTGGTTCAAAGGTAAAACAAACGTGCTTGGTCCGCAAAAAGAAACAGTAGAAAAGTTAATTGCGAAACTGAGTACGTAAACGGTTTAAGGAGGCTAGGGGGCACCCGAAAAGGGTAGTTCGCCGTCCTATCCCTGCCTACCTTATTTTAATGACGGCGCATTGAGATGGCGGCTATGTTATCTAGGGAAGAATTTTTTTCTCTTGTCTTACCACCTACAGGACAATACTGTGTGGTCGGGTTACACCAAGACAAGAAACCAAAGCAGATTTTCGTAGGATCTATTGAGGAGATAAGTTCCTACGCAGACGCGATGGTGCATAAAGGCTACGATGCTTACTTTGCACTTGCCTCGTTTAAGACCGATGAGGGGCGCACTAACGCAAACGCTGACAGTCTTGGGTCTTTCTTTTTAGACATCGACTGTGGCCCAAACAAATCCTACGAAACTCAAGATGAGGGTGTTGAAGCCCTAATTAATTTCGTAGCCGAGTCCGGTATGCCCAAGCCGACACTCTTAGTTAATTCGGGGCGCGGCCTACACGCATACTGGGTTCCTGAACAGCCACTACCCAAAGAAGAATGGAAGCCACTGGCTGAGTCGCTCAAGGCTCTGTGTCAAAAGCACCGACTGCATGCTGACCCTGCGGTGACTGCCGATGTGGCACGTATCCTGCGCGTGCCCGAGACACTTAACTTTAAAGATCCATCAAATCCGCTACCAACCAAGATCATGCTTTCACGTGGGCGGACGGAGATAGCCAAGTTACGACAAGTATTAGTTACTTTAGATGAGTTAGACATCCCGGGTAAGAAGCCGTTTATGCGGCAACTGGACCCCATGACCCTAGCGTTGATGGGTAACTACGAATCTAAATTCAAAACAATCCTCATCAAGTCCATGAAGGGGGAAGGCTGTGAGCAAATTGCTAATGCGTTTAGGAACCAAGCAATACTCGAAGAGCCTTTATGGCGTGCCGCTTTATCAATTGCCCATCACTGCTCGGATGGGAGCGTTGCGATCCACAAAATCTCAGAACAACATAGCGGTTATTCGTCTGCTGCAACTATTAGAAAAGCGGGAGAAACAAAAGGACCTTACACCTGCGACACATTCAAAAAACTTAATCCCACAGGATGCCAAGACTGCCCGCTCAAAATATCTTCCCCAATCCAAATTGGAAGAGAGATTGTCGAAGCCACAGAAGAAGATAATGTTGTCGTCCAAGTTGAGGAAGTTACTAAAGAGCCTGTAACCTATAACATCCCAACATATCCGTTTCCGTTCTTCCGTGGGAAAGTAGGTGGCGTCTACAGGCGTGCTGATCCCAACAAAGAAGATGACAAAGATGAGTTGATCTATCCGTACGACATGTATGTAGTCAAACGGATACACGACCCCGACGATGGGGAGACTTTGCTGATAAGACTGCACTTACCCAAAGATGGAGTCCGAGAATTTATCCTACCGCTGACTTCGGCTTTGTCTAAAGAAAAGTTTGTAAACGCAATAGCACAGCAAGGTATGGCGGTACTAGGAAAGAAACAGGATGCACTTATGGGTTACGTAACTATCGTAGGAGACCGAGAGATTCGATCCGATGGACAGGTGCTCTATAGCCCACCCACTTCAACTACATTACCCGTTGTACCCGCGTTTAAAACCAAGGGCGACTTCCACGTATGGAAAGATGTTATTAATGCCTACGGTAGACCCGGGATGGAGCAGCGGGCGTTTGCATTCTTCATGGGGTTTGGTGGTCCGCTGATGAAGTTTGTAGGCGAAGGCATGCTTGATGGATTCCTACTAAACCTAGTCAGCCAACGAGGTGGCTCAGGCAAAACTACCCTTCTGCATGCGATTAACTCTATCTATGGGAATCCAAAAGCATTACTTTTATCCTATAAAGATACGCATAACCACCGGATGCAACGGATGGGAACCATGCAATCAATGACTCCGACCATCGACGAGTTGACCAACATGGAACCCAAAAGTATGTCTGGCCTTGTATATGACATTACCTCCGGCAAAGGCAAGAACCGTATGAGTGCCAAGGCTAACGTCGAGCGGCTGAACCACACTACTTGGCAGATTCCCGTAGTCTCCTCATCCAACCGGAAGATCAAGGACGCCCTGCTTACAATTAAGTCGTTTCCTGATGCCGAGTTGCTACGGATATTGGAAGATCAAATTATTGTGGACCCGCACGATGATCCCACTTGGTCTAAGGCGCACTTCGGACGGATCATCAATAACTACGGGCATGCTATCGACCCCTTTATTAAGTACGTGGCGTCTAACCTACCTACCGTTGTGGAGTTACTAAATCGGGTCAATCAGAAGTTAGACCGTGCGGCAGACATCAAGAACACCGAGCGGTTTTGGTCCGCAGGCATAGCCATCGACATCACGGGTGGCATCATCGCCCACAATCTTGGGTTACATAATATACCTATAGAACCAGTATTTAACTACGCCGTGAACTTGGTAAAGAGCACCCGTACCAACAACGACGAAGAGTTTTCCGGTTCCTCAGACTTCCTTGGTGGCTTCCTACAGCGGCACTATCAGGACATTTTGGTCATTAACGGCAAGGCGCACAGCCGGACAGGGTTGGAACAGGGACCGATTCGTGAGCCCCGTGGCAAGGTTGTAGCGCGGTATGAGCCCGATACCAAGATGCTTTTCATAGTCAACAAAGAGTGGCGGGATGACTGCGGCAAGACCTTTATGGGCTACGAGGACAGCCTAAACCCGTATCGCAAGAACAAATCTTTCATCGAACTGAAGAAGAAACGGATGCTGGCAGGCACTGCTATGGGTGCATCTGATGGGGTTATGGCTTTGACTTTCGATACCACCAAACTAGAGTTTTTCGCAGAGGACGCGATTGTAAATGCAGATTCTAAATCTGAAGGTGAAGATACCTTGGGAGTCGATTGACCCCGGCGCATCGTTTTTTATACCGTGCCTAGATGCAGAAGACGTAGCCAAACAACTTACGTGGGAGGCTGGCCGGTTGAGATATACCGTTATCTGTAAACAAGTTATCGAGAATGGTCGATATGGATTGCGCTGCTGGCGTGTGGAGTGATACCCTCAAGGCTTCACTCTCCTGTCTCACTCCTCGACAGGCTTCGCCCCGGCTCAGTCCGGGGCACTTTTTCTTACAAGCCAGCCATTTTCCGCAGTTGCGGGACGTTGTAGAACCTAAGTAGTTCGTTCTCGGTCTGGTCAATCTCATCCAAGATGCGGCGTTTTTCCTCGCCCTTCATAGTTTTATCGCCGCTCACAAGTTTCCGCATCGCACGAAAATCTTCAAGGTTCTGGCTGATCTCATTGACAGTCTGCATCATGGCGTACTTA